CGCATGGAAGGCATAACCTTGAGGGTAAGCACAGCATTCTCTAATTCATTGCGTGTGCTACTGTCTAGAGTAACACCATGCTTTGTACCTAACTCTTTTTCCATGTGGTTAAAGTAACGGTGGACTGTCTCTTCCCACGTTTCCCTTCGACCTTCACTCTCAATCCATCTAGCATAGCGTGAAGAATGTATGTACTCTTGGTATGCTGTCATCATTTGATTGTGGTTAGTGCTAGTAGCGCCCATTGCCTTCTCCTTTGATGCTTACTTTAATTCCCACAATGTGGGTGCCATATACCTCATCTAGCACATCTTGAATAGCTTCTTCAAGCTCTTCGCTAGGGTTGCCGTCTACCGGCATAGGAAACTCTTCTTTGTCTATGTCTAGTGTAACAACAACCCTAGCCCGCAACATCTTAAGCGGAGCCTTTTGTTGGTGTCTGAAAGTTAAACACTTCTTGAACGTCATTTAGACTACTGTCTTCTGTACGGCGAATGCTTTCACCTACGTAGGTAGCCAGTAAATCTCTAACATTTTCATCGTCTTCTATAGCGGGTAGTACAGAAGTCATGTACTCACACAACATCTCTAATTCAGCCTTATCTGACTCTGACAAGGTATTATCTTGAGACAGAGATATGGACACGGATACTTCGCCTATCCAAGAACCTTCTGCATTTAAAGTAGGCGTAACAATTATAGCGTAACTATTGTCAGTAACGTCAGGGTGGTTCATACTTATACTCCTATACACTGGGTTTAATAACTCTTGTTCTATCTGGTGGTAAAGGTTTAGCAGGTTCCTTTATCCACGCCTCTGGTATTACACGATTAGCGTATGGTATCTTCTTTCTAACACAGTATAGAGCATACGATGTTTTTGAACTTTTGTAAAGCTTATTGTTCTGGTTCTCAAACACTAAACGTATGTCTAAATGGGGATGTTGCTTGCGTATTGCAAGGTGTTTCTTTCTGTCATGGGCTACCCACCTGCCCTTCACCTCAATAATAATACCGTTATCAAGAATGAAGTCAGGTGTGTAGGTACGCACTGCTAGGTCAATCCATTCTATCTTAATAGTTTCATATCTAACCGTGTTACCCTGTAGCTCAATCTGTCTAGCTATCTTATGTTCAATTACACTACGAAAGCCTTCCTTCTTTGCTGCGAGTACAAGCTTACTTTTACCCCGCACTTAGTGCAGACTTTACTGTCTTATGTCTGAAGGAAGTAGGCAAGTCTACATCCAACGCAGAGATAGGCATGTTGTAGCAGTTAGCACGAGCAGTAAAGCCATTGCTGTTGTCATAGTCTCCCTTCTTAATGTACCTAGCATCAGTAAAGTATTGTTCTGCCTTCTTCACTCCCAAGAACCAACCCACACTTTGATCAGATAGTACACGGACAAAGGCGTAGTAGTCACAGTTCTGCTTGCGTGTTAAATCTGCAACACTGCAGTCGTAGTCTGGCTTAGGTTTAACTGTAGTCTTCTTAGTCTTAACGTCAATCCTATAGCCATGTCCCTGAGTATCGTACTCATTATCTACTACTATGTCATAGTCCATAGTGTTTTGATGTATGCCACCAAGAACATTCAGAGCCACTAACTCACCAAGAAAACCATACACATTTCCTTGTCCTTTAGTTATACTTCTTTTAAGTATACCCATCTCGGAGGCCATGTCATGTGCAGTCTCTCTCATAGAGTTAGTGATTTGAACTTCAATCATAATGCCTCACCAGTTAATTTTTGAATGTCAAGGTAGTCTACTACAGGTGGGTTCTTAGCAGAAGAAACACGAGAGCGTTCTTCTGAGATAGCACCCTTCCAACAATCTTGTTTAAAAGAACAGAAGGAACACTGTCTAGTTAACTTATAGTTACCCGTGGGTTTACTTCTAAAGAACTCTGCTTCAGGCTTAAAGCAACGCTCAAACTTATTTGAGTTAACTTTATCTGCTGTATCAGCCAGCTTCTGCACAACTTCTTTAGTGTCACTTTCGTAGGCAACATACTTGAACTGCCCACTAGCCTGATTGATAACCCACCAGCCACCTGCTGGCACGTTAGCTCCGGTGCTGTACACAGCAAGCTGACCTACATACCCAAAGGGATCATCCTTCTCAATGTTCTTGCCGTCTGTGAACTTATTGTTGTATGACCACGGGCTAGTAGATTTAATATCATCCACTGCACCGTCAACAATCAGATCATACTCACCAGAGATTTCTGTGTCACCTATGGTGGCTTGAACACGCTTGGGTTCTTTGTAATTAACCCCCGCTTCTCTGAGCAGACCCTTAAACAAAGCCTCAACCATGTCACCAAATACCATACGAACTAGGAAGGTGGTGTGTAGTGGTGCTTCCTTCTCAGGCTTGTTCTTCTGATACCATAGCTGACAAGCAGGTCTACCCACGTTGGAGGCACGGAGGGTAAATCCCCCCGTACCTCCTCTACGTTCGCAGAACTGCCTACGTAAAGACTTAGCTACGTCATCAGCAATCTTCCGAATGTTCTCCTCCGACATAGTTTTCTTGTTTGTAGTTACCTGTTCTAGATAACTATGTACGGCTAGTTCTGCTGGGTGTTCCATTGTACCTACGCAATCTCTGACGCATCAGTAATATCAATGAAACTATTCACAGTATCTTCATCTTCTTGAGACATCTTACTTGAAGCTTTCAGATCGTGACCTTTCTTCACGCCCTGATTTACATTTTGTACCCAAGCTTTAAAGTTAGTAAACAAACCTTTCTCTTCATCGCCAAGAGGCAAGGTCTTGGTAAAGTCTACATCTACAACAGGCTTAAAGATCATATTGCCATTAGCCATCTGATCACCTGAAGTAGTTAGCTCAAGTGTGTGCTGCGGAAGCAGCCTACGATTACTAGCGAACTTATCAATAGCTTGTCCGATAGTTTTGAAAGCATCCTTGTTATCAATTTCCCAGATAACAGGAGTATTTTCTTGGACTGTGACTGGTTCCCCAGTGTTGTCCACTGCATCATGTAGTGTAACAGTACCCAACAAAGCACGCACTCGTTTAACTGACATGATTAGTTTCTGTTGTGCCTCTGGTAGGTCACCCCAGTTCTTAATGTATCCTGCAGGACGGCCACAGTTAACTGTACCTGCATTGTCGATGAGATCGTCACGGCCAAACTGTGACTGCCCCACCATTACTGACTTTACAAACTTACCCTTACGGCCTTGCTCATCCGGCTTAACGTAAGGAACGTACCGGCTGTAGAAAAACTGTTGAAGGAAAGGCTTGAAAGAAATCTTCTCAGCATAGATGAAGTCACCATTTGAATCTTGCAAACGGTACGTACCTCCGGGTACAACCTCAACCTGCCTTGTCTTACCCTTGACCTGCTCAGTGCCCATGATCGACTGATGCCAGATACGAAGCCTTGCAAGGGATGATCCAGTAGACTCGTTAGAGTCATATGATTTGGTAGCAAGGCCCATTGCTTCAGCCATGCTATCAAAGTTATTGGTAGGGTCTAGTGCAACTACGTTATCCATTTAATTTTCTTTCTCTGATTGTAAAAAGGAACACCATTATACTCATTTATTACAGATTATCAAGTCATATCTTGCATCTCCATCCAATTTTTTCCTACTTTAGGTTCTAGTTCAAGAGGCACATCTAACTCCATACCAAACCTACGGAACATTTCGTTAGGCAACTGAGTTATTGTTTCCTCCACCGTCTTAACTACGATCTCTTCCTCATCAGGACACACATCAATCACTGCACTATCATGCACACTGTTGACTAGAATACTCTTGAGGTTTTTCAACCGCATATTTCTTTCGAGCAAGAGTAACGTAGTCTGCACAATGTCTGTGGCTGATGACTGCACGGGGTAATTTTTAACCATTGTAAAGTTTGTAATCTTACCAGATGGCAGTCGCTTTGTGTTTGGAAACTCAAACTGCCTACCAGAAGGTGTTGTTACATAGCCGTGTGTCATAACCTCAGTCGCAAGTTCACGGTGCCATGATGCGATACCGTTGTATTTAACTAAGAAGTTCTCGTAGTACGCAGCCTCAGAAGGTGTCCTTCCAAAGCCAGTGGCACCAAACAAAGGAGCAAAGGTATGTTCCTTAGCTTGTTGCCGAGTAGTTTCTTGTCCAGCCTTTGTAATGACATCGGCTGTGTAACTATGAACATCAAAGCCCGTAAGTATTTCCTCCATAGCTATTGCGTCCTTGCTTAACTCTGCTGCAATTCTAAATTCTAACTGAGCAAAGTCAGCCTCAAGAACTGTACCATTTTTCCAACGAGAAGTAAACACTTTCTTTATAGGAAATGTATTACCTCGTGGCATGTTGTGTAGGTTAGGTGAGTCAGATGCCAACCTACCAGTACTAGTTCTGTGCTGTGTCATGCGAACGTGTAGCCTACCATCAGGTTTAGTAAAGGTTTGAATGCCATCAACAAACGCAGAGATGTACGTATCAAGGGCAGATAACCTGCGTACCTTGAACAGAAAGTCTCTAGCAGTTTCCATATTGTTACTGACGGCAACCTTTTCAAGGAACTCTAGTGTTCTTTTATCTGTCTTGAACCCATGAGCAGCAATGAAAGCATTACCACTAGCCTTAAACTTAAGGCCAGCAACACGAGTGTTGGGAACAAAGGTAACACCGGCAGTGTTACACTTAGTACACCGTCGCTTTGCCTTACCCACACTACCATCTTTCTTCTTGGGAAACGAATACCCACGACCCTGACATAGGGTACACTGAAAGACTTGTGTCTTGTAGATAATGTCACTGTGCTTTTCTACTAGGGAGTAGAACTCTTTCTTCTTTGTGTACTTAGGAAACATGCCGGACCAAGTAGATTTATCTTTAGGCTTACGGCTGTAGATAACCATGCTCAATTGCTCTGGTGAGGATAGGTTGATAGGTGTATCCCCCATAAGAGTATGCACCTGCTCCTCAAGGGACTTCACCAGTACATCACGCTCTTCTGTGAACTCCTTACGAACTTCCTCAAGGGCATCAAGGTTAACCTTAAAGCCACGTTGATAGACGCGAGCAAGTAGAACACACATGTCATTAGTTAGATCAATGATAGCGTGTAGTGGAGCATACTCTTCCTTGAACATCTTCTTGCGAAGAGCATTGGACAACTCCTGCGTAGTGCGTACATCCTGTAAGCAGTACTCAAGTAGCTCATCCTTGGGAACTTCATCAACAGATGTACCTTTCTTTAGATACTCAGACAGAGTACTCATCTTCTGATTATCCAAGCTGTACCGTTCTGCTACGGCATCAAGAGACAGTGGCTGCTTTACAGCACGTTGAAGTACGTACTCCACGAGCAGGGTATCAAACACTGAGCCTTCATACTTAAAGCCACATTCCCACAGCCAGATCAATTCATGCTGGGCGTTGTGACAGATCAACATGCTGGCATCATCAAGTAGTTCTTGAAGAGCAGCATGATCCTTTACGTCAGTGTCTACCTCCTTGTGATTAAACCAAAAGTGATACTCTTCACCTGTGTCTTTCTTCGCACAGACTAACACTAGCTCATTACCTTTAGTGAAAGGGTCAAGCATAAGCTTACCTTCAGGCGAACGACATACAGTGTTCTCTATGTCTATAGTTAAAATCATTACGCTTCATACCTCGCTGTTATAGGGTCAAGCATTGTGGAAACTTTACCATGCCTACCTGTAAGTTTGTTCTTAACTATACACCAGTGCCTAGTAAAGTCCTCATCTTCTTGTCCATCAAATGTGGGGTTGCCAGTGATACAAATCAAGAGGTCAGCCTCAGATGCTTTACCTGTTTTTGATCCCTCCAACATGGACATATTTGCGTTGACCTTGCCCTCTGCTTCAGCAGACAACTGAGACATGGCAAAGACAGCCGTGTTGTATTCCTTAGCAAGGATACGCAAGCGAATGTATGTAGCCTTGAGTTGCTCATGCCCAGCGGTAAAGGTACCTCCGGGTAAGAACTTGTCAGCCATGTCAGCAATCACAATGTCAGGCTTATAGGCTTTGATTACACCCTCCACCCTGTCTAAGTCCCAACCTGTAGCATCAGTTATCTTCAGGTTTTCTTTTACCTTTGCAAGCCGCTTATCAGCTTCCTTTCGGTTGTTGTCTATAGTCTTTACGTCCATGCCAGTACATGCTGTAAGGTACCTCTGAGCTACACGGGTTGTGCCCTCTTCATTAGCCAGCACCATTACCTTTGCACCCTGCTCCATGAACCCACCCGGACCAGCACATAGACTGGCGTGGCTGCTTGTCTTGCCGGTGTTAGGTCGAGCAGCAGCGACGATAAGCTGTCCTCCATTAATGCCCGGTATCATTTGAGCAACCGTAGGAATATTGATAGTCCACCTAAACTCCAGATCACTGCGTTTAATTAGATGATCAATGTCAATTTGCTCAAAGTCTACTCGCATGGTGGGAGTAAAGTTGTCAGCGTGTTGATCAATGAACTCTCGAACAGGATGCAAGGAAGTGATCTCGCCGTTAGATATCTTGAACGATAGGTCAGCAAGCTGATCAGCAGAAGCCTCACGGTTTAACTGCGTCAGCACATCATGCGCTACCTCCTTAGACAGTGGCTGCTGTACGCCAATCTTCTGAAAGAGACTGGTGAACACATCCTTCTGAGCAGATGTAAGGACAGGGTTGGCTGCAAAGAACAGTGCCTCAAGATCATCGGTACCTAAGTCTTCGTTGTACTTAAACATAGCATCATCAAGAACCTTCTTGATTGATCTAGTTTCTTTAGAACGAAACACCCCTTGTCGAGAAAACACTTTGTTGTTGTCGTAAAACTCTTTGTTCAAGAGCGTCTTCATTAAGCCTAGTTCCATACTCATCCTGCAAACCTTTCTAAATAAGCCATATCCAATGGCAACCTATATTTGATATCGTCATGTAAGTTTAATGCAAACACATCAGGAAAGGTAGTCCTAAGTGTAGCCGTAATCTGCAATGTCTTACGCTTGGCATCAGGATCAAGGGCAACAATAATCTTTGCGTATGGTTTGAGATAGTCAATGTAAGGGTCAAGAAGATTTGTACCTAACAAAGCAAAGCCCACTAAGTTTTCCATCTCACCAACTACTGCCGCCGAGATACAGTCCTCCACCACCACCGCAATTGTACCTTCACCGTACACATAAGGGACTTGCGTTTCGCCATAGCGTTTCCACTTTGTGGCATACTGTACATTTCTGCCAATATAACGGCCAGTTGCATCGACAATTTTTCTTTCCTTCTTAACTAGAAAGACCACACGATCCTCCTTCACATCGTATCTAGTATCGACACGCTTGGCATTCAAGTCGTATTGCTTGAGCCAAGTATTCATGGAGGGATGTGTCCTTGTCCAATGATCAGGTTCAAAGAACACAGCGTCCTTGCGCTTAGTATTTTCTTTCATGTTACTCAAGTCAGCTATCGTGATAGGTCTATCAGACTTACCTGATAACCTACAAGTATTCTTATAGCAGTTATATAGTATACCTCCTATGCCTCTGGTTACAGTAAAGGTGTTACGCCCACCACACGCTGGACAATCCCCTCGATGAGAAGTGTCCATGCTGAGTGTGAGTTGATCCAATGTAGTTTGTAAAGACATGTCCCTACCTATAACTGAAGTGCATTATAATGCCACTGAAGTATATCACAAGTATGGCTGTGTTCAACACAATTAATGCACGGTCGAACCACAATAAACCTACCAGTAACCAAAGCAGTACTCCACTAGCCATAACGAACAGGTTGTAAGGCACGATCTCAAACGAATTAAACACGGCACCAACAATAATTGTGAAGGTAGCCAACCACTTAATATACCAACTCAAGTCATGTGTTGGTGTTTTCTTTTTCACTTCACACTCCTATTCGTTAAGTTGAAAGTTACGTTTCGTTGCTGCATTCCTAGCTTGCTCCACGCTGATCCTAGTGTAAGGCGTGAGACTAGCACGGCTCTTGTGCCCACTGAAGGACATCATCTC